GACGATATTTCTCAACCCACAAGAACTGCTCATCACGACTTTCAATCATATAAATCTCCACATAATATAGAATAGAGAGGGATTATACCCTCTCTGAAATTAAAACTCAAATGTAGAATCTGCTTCCACTGCTACATAATAAACCAAGTCACTGTTTGGAGATTTAAAACGAGAAATCTTTTTACTTGAAATTGATACTTCATAATCTCCTGGAAGCATCTTTAAGTTTTCTACTTTAAGGTTCACTTTGAATTTCTTATCAGTAGTTCCAACAGGTTCACTGTAAGAGTTTCCTGTTGCATTCTTTTTATCTCCAACCACTGCTGTGATTGTTGAACCATCACCAACGATTGCCACATCTGCTGCACGAAGAACAGATGCTGTTTTGTTAATCATACTTAACATATTCGCAGACATACTAAAGTTAATTTCTGCTTCAGGGAATGTAATTGCTTTTTGTGGAGCAGTTAGCACAGTTGGGTCTGCAGCAAAGAACTTAATGTTCATGTTACCTTGTTTGATTGAGACAAATTTCTCTGCAAACTCAAGTTCAGGATCGTCAAACAAAGACATCGCACCCAAGAACTCATTGAGATCGTAGATGCCAAAGTCAGGGAATGTCTCCGTGATAGTTGCATCAGCCATCACATTCTTCTGTGCACTGATTGTTGCTAGTTTATTACCACTCTTAAGAAGCAGGTTCGAATTGATTCCTGCGAAATTCTTAATTAGCGATACAGTTTCTTTACTAAGTTTCATTTACTTTTCTCCATTCAAATGATTACATTACTATGTATAAAACATTATACCTCAGAACGAGGTTTTTGACAAATTTATTTTGAATACTTAACATCGTGTTCATATAAGAACATAAGGCAGCACATTGCATGTGCCAAGTGATTCTTTCCAGTTTCGGGATCGTCTTGCTCTCCCTCTTTCCATGCCCATAGATGTCTTTGCATTGCGTCAAAGTATCTTCGTTTAGAGTCTGGAACATTCTTCCAATTATCTGGTTCGTATTTCTCCGCACCAAATGTTAGAATTTCTACAGTTGCTTTTAATGCAAGTGGTGGTAGTAAACCATATTGTAGTTTACCTCCATCGAATTTTCGTCCACCAGTCGTAGCTGTTTGACTATCTTTTATAGCCTGTAAACCTTTTTTAGTATTTGCTGGTACAGGAACAATATCTTCTTTGGTTGCCATAATCTCTCCAAATGAAACAACAAATGGACACTCCGAAGAATGTCCATTGATTACTCACTTAATTAGGCTGTACGAGTAAATACAGATGATCCAGCTACTGCATTAGCAATTGCTACCATTTTGCGAGTTGGACGACCAATGCGATACTTAACCACTTCAGTGCCGTTCACAACTGCTGGGTTTGAGTATACACAGTAACCTTGATCACGCAAATTGCGAATAGTGCTGGCAGGATGTGCAATACCAAAAGAGGACTTGATCTGCTTTGCAGTAAACTCTTTACCTTTTTGCAGGTGGGTCAACAACAGTTCTTGTTTAGACATATAATAAATCTCCATAATAAACCATCAAATGAAAAAATCATCTGGGGGATGGCTAACCCCAGATGACACGAAAAATCTTAATTAAACTTCGATGCCATTCTCTTTAAGAATTGCATTAAAGTCTTCTATATCGTCATCCACAGGAATGGAATCATCGATGATTTTTTGCAGACGAGAAGATTCCAATGCATCAGTCTTCTGTGCTTCAACTTGCTTAGGTGCTTTTACTTTAACAGTTTTAGCCTTTGCAAGTTTAGCAACTTTGGCTTTCGCCTTAGTGACTTTTGGAGTCTGCTTGTCAGCGAGTTCTTTGCTGTATGCAGTCATGTCTGACTCAGTAGGCAAGGGAAGTTGATATACACCACGCTCGACTTTGTTCTTATTGAACAACCAGTTAGGGTAACCAATCTTCTCGTTCTTCGCACCAGTACGCTGGTCACGGAGAGTGTAATAGATCGATGCGCATTCTTTCAAAGTAATGCGACCATCTTTCTTGTATTGTTTGTTGGTCTCAAGAACAGACACAACGAATCGTTTTTGGGACAGGGTCAAGTTTGCAAATTTCAACATAATAAATTTCCTTTTTCAATGATAACAAGATGTAAGTATACTACAGTTTCTAATTAAAGACAAGTTTAAAATGGAACCTCGTCTTCTGGTGTTGCAACTGGTTGCTCCACGACAACCTCTGGTTGCGGATTTGCAACTTTATCATACAAGTCGATGAATGCAGTCTTTGTTGCAGCATCGAAACGATTGCAACATAACTCAACTGCTTTCTGTTCGGTCTTAAAGATTGCATAAGCACGAACAATGTGAATCATACGACGAGTAGTAATAGTTTCATCCACACCACCATCCTCGAAAGTACGACGAATTGCATCCGCCCACTTCACGAGTGTCTCTGCAAACTGTTCATTTAAGCATGAATAAGTTTCCATGAGATTCTTAATAATCTTAACTTCGATCTTCGCATTAGGATATTCCTGTTCGAATGTCACAGCGAATCGCTCCAAGAATGCTTCGTTCAAAATGTTTGTACCGATGTAACGACCATCATCTGAACCCTTACCCTTAGTATTGGCAGTGGCAAAGACGTTGAATCCTTCAGCTGGAACAATCATCTCATTCTTGAGTTTGAAGTAGTATGGTTTACCCTCAAGAATTGGTTGCAAGCAGAGCAGAGTATTGGCAGAGCCAGCATCAATCTCATCAAGCAAGAGTGCAGTACCATTGCGCATGGCGATAAGAACTGGACCCTCGATAATCTCCACATTACCATTTTCCAATGTTTTGGAACCGATGAGTTGTTCTTCGTCAGTCATCATGTTAAGATTAACACGAATCAATGGACGCTTATGCTTTGCACAAATTTGTTCGACCATCGTTGACTTGCCATTCCCAGTTGGACCAGAAATGTATGCAGGATAAAAGATACCTGACTTGATAATATGTTCCAAATCATTGTAGTTACCGAATGGTACAAAGTTCGGATCTTTCTTTGGAATGAGTGCTTCAGTGTTAGTGTAGTCCACAATAAATGATTCTTGTTTTGTTTCAACCTTAGGTTTCAGTGCAGTGTTTCCAACAACTGCATGAGTACCACCATCAATTGCATATAGACCACGACCAACTTTATCTTTCATAAGCCAAAGAGGATATTTCTCAGTCTTTAATGCTTGCATCACAGCCAGCAATTCTGGACGGGATACAGTACCACGAGTTTGCACATCTGGGTGCAATTCGTGCATCTTTGCTTCAAACTGTTCACGGAACAGGGTATCGGTTTTTGCCATCACATTTTCTCCATAATCAAGTATTACATCCATAATTATTACCTAAATCGCAATTAAAGACAAGCATTATTTGCAATAACCCTACACGTCACAGGGGATTAGTTTCCCCTGTAAAAACAACAACTTACGCTACTAGAGCCACGAAACGATTGAGTAGGACTCGGCTAGTCTTCTTGACATTCAAGAATTTGCCAAAGTTTCTTGCAATCGCTTTTGCATTTGCATCTGCCTTTACATCCAACTCACCCTCTTCAATTCTGGTAGAAGATTGTGGGATAATAAACAAGTCATCACGACCAGTGTTTTTGATAGATGCAAACCCTTGTGCACGGAAATCTTTTCTCCATGTTTCAATGACTGAGAATTGATCGCCACGGAAAGATGGTAGATTAGCATTCAGAACACCAGACAAATCACGACGAGTGTTACGACAGATATGGAATCCTACCAATGCAATACCATAACGATCTTTCATCATACGCAAAATCATTTCTGCTTGGAAGTTTGAGTAACGACTCATCTCATATGTTTTCTGAGTAACTTCATCACGCATAAGATGTTTGGTTTTGATACGCTTGTATTCACTGCCAATAATTTCAGTTCTAGATTCTTCAAGATAACGATGTCCATAACCACTCAATGATGCACCCTCGCCATCAGTAAGAGTAATGAATGTCATCTTCTCAATAGAATTGTTCTTCATGTAATCACCAATGTTCTGATAACACCAGACCAATGCTTCATTCAATGGTGTTCCACCAGTGCTGTATCCTTCATTCCATTGGAAACGATAATCCAATACACGACGAGCCATGTTATTAAACTCGCTGGTAGTCATTTTGTTGCTAAACAATTCAAGAAGATGGAAACCCTCGATCTTAATGATATCGCCTTGTTCTACCTTTGCGTTGTAAATTTCTTTTAGTTTTTCGCAGTGTGCAGCCCAATCCTCTGCAGCAACTTTATTGGCTTTATCTTTGTATCCATCAGTGAATGCAAAGACACGATATGGAATCTGAACACGATTACAGAACATCGCCAAGTTGATAACTTGTTTCAATGTATCTTGTA